CATTAGAAAGTGAGTGATATGAAATATTTAATCCACTAGCAATACTTCTTAACACGCTAGTTGTAAAAGGTTCAAATGCTGAAGTTGGGTGAGTTGGATCAAAAGCCTTAAAATCCATACCATTAGGCAATTGTTCAAATTGGCCTGCTTGTGCGTTCATAGTAGGTGAGAAATCATCCTCATACTCTCCGTCACCTACGTAAGAGTTTCCATCGCTAGATGTAAAAAATCCCATTTTAGATGCGCCTACACGTGCTGCAACTATTTCAGCTTCTAAATATCCATTCAACATTTTCACATTTGCCATTGCAGTAGCTACTAAAGATACGCCTCTGGTTTGTTCTGCTCTTTGTGGTAAGTAAGCGTGTATTATTTCTTCTGCTGGTACTCTTATGTGTTGATTTTGGCTTACATAGCTTCTATCGTAAGGATGTTCTTTATATAGGTGATAAGCTACTGGTTTATCGTTCTTATCTACCTCAACACCCATTTTAATTTTATTACCTGAAGGCTTATAAACATCATTTTTAGTTTCATCTAAATGATCTGCTTCTAAAAACTGCAATTGAAAGCCAAACGGTGAATCATTAGCTTTTACTTTTCTAATTAACACCTCTCCATCTCTGCAAAGGGATTCAATAAATATTTTTTGACAATCTAAAAAGGTTAAGCGGCCATTGGTGGTGCATTGTCCTAATTGTTGCCACTCAAGCCAGGCTTTTTCAATAAGCTGGTTTCCAGCAAGGTCTAACGCCCCATTCGCATTTCGACTTTTGCTGGAAACTCTTATGCCATGCTTTCCGATAACATTAGATACCATCAGGTTTAAGTATCTTGCAATATAGCTATCGTTCCTTGCTAATTCTCTTGCTCTATCTCTTAAAATTCTTATGTTATCTTTTATCTCAGCATCGGCACTTGAGGAACTTGTTAAAAAGTCTGCAAATAATCTTCCTGTACTTGCGCCTGTATAGCTTCTTCTGAATGTAAATTTATTCTTTTTAGGCTTTTCTCTACCTATAAATCTGTCATACCACGCCATTAAAACCTCACCTTAATAGTATTTCCAGAAGCCTTACCGTTTTTGATTCTCGCTGCTTTTACTTCTTGTAAATATTCTTGTTTGAATTGATTTCTGAATGTCATTAATTCATCTACAGACATTCTTGATAATGATCTACCAGCAATACTCATTGATTGTTGATCCATAGTAGCTCTGTTGGAAATAACAGCCTCAATAGCATCTAAAATAGTTTTTGCATAGGATCTAACTGCATTATCAAAAACTGTACTAAAACCATTTGATAATATTTTTTCAGCACTATCAGAAGTCCTTACAACTATTTCTTCCCATCTATAATCGCCAGCAGTTTGAGATGTGGTGCTTGAGGTTGATATTAGGTATTCTCCGTCACTCTCAGTTGCATCAAGTGTAAAGTTTGATGCAGTTGAGCCATCTATCAGATAAAACTTATATTTAAGAGAATATTCAGACAAAGGATAGTCTGCTGATAGATTTGTTTTTTTCCAAGCCCAAAAATCACCCTTCTGTAACAATTCTGGTACTTCAGAAGGATAATAGGCTGAGTCAAATGCGTTTCCCAAGAAAAACCTCTTACTTAAATTTTGATATATCTCAAGTAAACGCTATGGTTTTTTATAAATAAGTCAAGCTAAAAGTATGATATTTATAAATCTTTCCAAGAATAAGCAAAATTTGATGTTTTTTGCTGTTTTTTGGGTGTTTTTGGCTTCTTTTGCTCAAAAGAGTCCCAATTTGGGTTTAATATGTAAATAGCAGCAAAATTGTAGACTAAACAATCCAGCCCTTCATTCCGATCACGTATTTGCTTCCAAACAAGCGATTTTCTACCTCTAACATACTTAGTAATCCTTTTTTCTGCTGTTATTTGCTTCATATACTCTTCATCAAGCGAATTTGAGAAAAATAATGAAGTTTCTTCAGGTTTAGCAGTAATTCTTCCAAAAATAGCTTCTTTTGCTGTATCTGATCCTATTCCATACAAAACAGCCTTATTTTTACCTACAAATGTTGGTCTTGATATAATTGGCTTGCCTGCTGTTGATAATCCTTTAACAGCAAAGACTCTTCTACCTTGTCTTGGTTTAGTAAATGCATAAACCTGGTTGGTATGATAACCAGAATCAACTGTAGAGCATGATATAGGTATAACTCTACCAGTTTCAGTTTTAAATCTAGTTTTTAAATAATTATCAAATTCATCCCATATTGCTCTTGTATTAGGATCTCCCCATATTATGCGGTGGTCTAATACATAACACTTATAGTCTCTTCCCCATCCGCATGTAGTTATCTCTGCTCTATCGGCTTGTAAGTCTGTACCAGTTGTTATTATTTTTACATCTTCAGGAATATTGTCTAAATCAAAGTTTAATGTTCTGCTTAACAATATTTCATAGTCTAATTCATCACCCTGCTCGTCAATCCAGCTTTCTCCTAAAGATGTATTTACAAATGTTTTTAATGTTTCAGGGTTTTTCTTAGCTTCTAAGAAATTAGTAGCCATGTCAGCCCATGTTGACCATACTGAATATAATTCAGAAATATGAAACCCAGCAGTTTTTACACTTTTGTCAGTAGCTATCCACTCACCATTATTTATCATCCATTGCTTTTTTGACTCTTCAATAATAGATCCACATTCTTCACATGCATACGTAGCAGTTTCAGGCTTATTTTCATCCCAAACAACATTTTTCCACTTTAATACCTGTTTATGATTACATTCAGGGCAAGGAACGTAGTAATAACGCTTATCAGACTCTTCAAATGCAGATTCAATAGCAGATATACCTTTTATTGTTGGTGTACTACACATAAATATCTTTCTATTAAAGAAAGTCTTTGTTCTTGCTATTGCTAATGATATAGGTGAGCCTTCACCTTTTACATTGTGTTCAAATCGGTCTATTTCATCTAGTAATAAAATACGGATGGGACGTGAGGCTAGACCTGCTGCTGATCCAGAAGAAGATATTGTAATATGACCTCCATTAAAGCGTTTATGCATAGTGGTGTTTCCTGAATCTCTACTTTTAGCGTCAGCAACTACTTCTTTTAGTCTTTCTGTATCTCTTATCATAGTAGCAAGCCTATCTTTACTAAATGCTTGGCCCATAGTTAGATTAGGTTGTACACACATTAGAGGTGAAGGATCTTGATCTATGTAATAACCTATTGCATTTAATAATATTTCTGTTTTGCCAACTTGAGAACTTGATATAACAACTATCCTCTCAATACTAGGATCATTAAACGTATCCATTATTTCTCTTTGATATTCGCAACGCGAGGTATGCCATGAACCACTTTCAGCAGAAGATTCTGGTGATAGCTTTCTGTAGCTATCAGCCCATTGGCTAATCGTTAGTTTTGGGGGAGGCTTGAACGTCTGCATTGTGCTTTTCAGCACGCTCTGCATATTCTTTAGGTATTCCATTGCTTTCCGCTAATTCATCAAGAGTTTCATATATTTCTTTGTTAATAATCGCCTCAACCTCCTGATATGTTTTTGAGGCAAGAACTAAGTGTGCAATTTTAGAAGCTAAAGCAAGTAATTGAACTCTTATGACTGCTGCAACGTCAGTCCAGGTATCTTCTACTAACTTAGCTGGTATTAATTCACCTTCTAGCTCTGATACTTTTAATTCAGCAGCATCAGCCTGCGCTCGTGTTAATCTGGTTTTTTCTTCGCCTATATCACCAGTACCATCTTTTTTAGTATATCTAGCTGCTTTTCTAAGATAGTTAATGTATGCAACTCTACAAGCATCTATATTAACAGGCGATCTACCTCTTTTTATTATAAATACACCTTTACGTACTAAATCTGTTACAGATTGAGGTGATAAATCTAAATGTTCTGCAAGTTCTCTCTGAGTAGCCAATTTTATATATATTTATAAGTATCAAACCCCATATTCTAAGAATAAACCACTTTTAAATCAAATACAAAAGCAACTCTATGTATTATAAATATGGTGAATGATATAGCCCTGAATCTAAAAGAAAAATGCGCTCGCGCAACCTACCAATCGTCAGACCTTAGAAGAACCTATGCTGTGTGCCAGTACTGGCAAGGCTTCCGGGCGACTTGCTAAAAAAATGATAATTTAAGATAAATATGATGCTTAATAATGAAATTGTATTATTCATGAAATTTATATTTATATGATTTATAAAGAAATTAATTTTATTTATAAATATCAAACTAATGGTTGAAATATGTTTTTATTTATATATACTTATATACATATCTAACTAATGACAGTTATTTATAATTTTAAAGGAGTAAAAAATGAGTAG